AGAAGATAGCTCCATTTTCCATAATACAATGAAAAAGGATACTACGCCCTGTAATAGCCGAAAGACCAAAAATAATGCAGTCTTCAACTTCACCATGATGTTTCTTAAGGTCATAAAGATACTCTCTTTTTATTTGAGCGTACTCTACAGGAATGTTTGCGTTTAAATATGCCATATAAAATCCTCATTTGATACTACCCCAGTTATCACCTTCTTCATAATCTACTTTGTTTGGAACTTCAAGTGATACTGTTGACTCCATTATCTCTTTTATTTTTTCTGCTTCTTTTTTATTTTGTATAGATATATCTAACTCATCATGAACTTGTAGATGCGGCAGTATACCTTCAGCATGTAGATCTATCATGGCTTTCTTTGTCATGTCAGCTGCAGATCCTTGTATTAATCTATTTAAAGCTTTGTATGTATATGCTCTTTTAATCCCTGGTCCGTGTTCCGCGAGCGCTTCTTCGTGTGGCAACGCTTTGTGTATACCGAATTGATTGGGCTCCCATAAATGAAACCTACACAGTCGACCCAGCAACGTTCTAACTTTACCTTTACGTTGTGCTCTGTCCATAACAGCATCCATGAGTTGTTTAACAAACGGCACCTTTGTGTGATATTGTTTAAACAATTCTTCAGCCTGCAGTTTGTTTACACCCAGCTCTGCTTGTAATTTGTTTTTACCCATACCATAAAACAAACCAAGATTAATTGTTTTTGCTTGTGTTCTAGGTATAGCGGCCATATCTGCAACAATTTTGTGAAAGTCTGCATCGCCACCTTTGTATGCATCCACAACATCTTCTACAGAATAAAAACCTTGTAGTGCAGCGTAATGCACAACAAGACGTGGTTCTTGTTGACTGTAATCAAAACAACCCCACTTACAATTCTCTTCGGGTATAAATAAACTTCTGATCCGTGGTCCAAGATCTTTGTTCCTTGCAGGTATTTGCTGTAAGTTTGGATTGTTCATACTGAATCTTCCTGTAACAGTCCCGCCACTATCACCACGTAACTGGTTTATCTCTGCATGTATTCTACCTTTCTTAGAATGTTTTAATATTGTATCTAAGAACGTAGTGTGTGCTTTGTTAATCTCTCTTGCTTTTGCAATAGCTTGTACAATATTGTTTGGATGATTGGCTAAAAAGTTTTTTGTAAAACTTGGTGCACCTGTCTTCTCTGTTCTATCATAAGGCAAACCTAACTTATCAAATACTTTGGCAATAGATCTTGCAGCCCATATCTGTACTTCTTCTTTTGTTTCAGCATATATACCGCCTAACAATCTATTCTCTTCTTCAACCATATTTTGTTTCTCTCTGTGTGCTCTATCTACATCTACACGCACACCTAAAAATCTCATATCAACAAGAACAGGAAACAGCTTAGTTTCCATTTCAAAAATGTTTCCAATATCTTGGTGCATTATTTCTTTTTTAAACTCCTGCCATAGCTCCAATGTTAGTTGGGCGTCACGCTCCGCGTAAGCTCCAACGTACATAGCTGGCAGCTTATACATCTCTGCTTTAGGATCTACACCCCAAGACTTTGCAGCTTCGTATAATGCTGATTCATCTTTACCTTTACCAAGGTAATCTCTACCACAGCCATTTAAATCGTATCTAAATCTATTCTCATCTATCAACGATGCAGCTATCATTGTATCTACAATCGTTCCGTTTATCTTCATACCCAATGCTCTTAACCAACATACGTCATACATTGCATTGTGAAATATTTTTGTAGCTGGTGTATTAAGTTGATCCTGCAACCATTTTAGGACCATCTTACGATCCATGTTACCACCACCTTCGTGCGCAATAGGATAGTATGCACACCAATCGTGTGTTGCTAATGATATACCTACAACGTCTCCTTCACCTACAACAGAACCAGATCCCATTCTTTTATTTAAGTTTGGGTCTTTGGTTTCTAAGTCGATAGCAATCTCATCATACTTACCTAGATCAGGAAAGTCTGTTGGTGGTATCCACTCTGTTTGAGGTTTAAATATCGGTATCTGCATCATCACCCTCATGTTTACATTCACCGGCTATCGCCATGTATGCAGCAGCATCAACATAAGTATCTTCAGTTGGCGCACCAAATTTTGTTCTAGCAACTTTTAACAAAGCCATCATCACAGCAGCGTCGTGCGCTGTAATCTCTTTGTCTAAATATGCTGTCCATAGTTTTGCTATGTTGCAATGATTTCTTATTTTATCTCCGTAAGTCTTTGCTCTAGGTCCAGCAATTAATTCTTTTGCTAGTTGTAGCGCTTGTTCTGTTTTCATATTTTATATCCTTTGTAATTATCTTTTGGTCTGATGATATGTAAATGAGTTTTAGTTCTAGTTGCACCAACATAGAACAATCTATTTTCATCATCAGGATTAAGTTCGTAGTTTCTTAATGTGTTTCTTGATAGATCTGTCAGGAGAACTACGTTATCCTGCTCACCACCTTTTACTCCGTGTATCGTTGATAAAATAATACGTGGAGTAGAATTTAATTTCTCACCATTCTCCCTCATCCTTCTTATATATCTTATTTTCTTTTGTGGTGCACTATCAAAAGCTTCGTACCAAACTTTATCTGTCTTTAACCACATTCTTTCTTTCAGTCCAGACATTGTGTATTGTCCATCTTTGTCCATATATTTTAAAGATTGTTTTTCAAAATGATTGTTAGACATGTAAGCAGCAATTCTAACAAGCTGATCGTAATTTATACCCACACCTTTACGCACATTTTCCCAATCGTTTATAGCTTTGTACAAGTCATGTTCTTTATTTGTTTTAAATTTGTTCTCGTAATACAATCCCTGCGAGTAAAGACTTTCTTCAATATCATTTAACATAAATCTAGTTCTAGCTAGCACTAGCCAATTACCTGTTTTCATGTTAACTTGTTCAAAGTCATCATAATATGAAAGTAAACCTCTTTGCGTTTTTGGTCTCCACTCTTTTGGTAATCTATGTTGTATTTTGCTTACTATCTTTGAAGCAATATCATGCACAACCTGCGGTATTCGGTATGACTGTGTTAGTTGCATCACCTTACCCTTCTGTGCAATAAAACTATCTACGTCTGCGCCAGCCCATCTAAATATAGCTTGGTCATCATCGCCTGCAATAAATGTATCTTGAGTCTTGTCCCAAATAGATTTTGCCATACCCCATTGTGTTTGTGATAAGTCCTGTGCTTCATCTATAAATACTACGTCAAATCTTGGAGATCTATCCATCTTTACAAACTCTGTAATCATGTCGGTAAAGTCTATTAAATTATAATCTTTTTTGTATTGTGCTAAATCAGATACAAATTGTTTTAAATCTTTTACTTTTATATCCTGTGTGTGTTCTTTTAAATTATACTGTTGTTCTGGTGTAATACCTCTCAGTCTTGCAATCTGCACGATACGTAACAAATCACTTTTAGTTGTAAACAAACCAGAATGTTCGTTATCATACTCATGATAATCTACTATCAAATGCATTTTTCTACCTAAGTCTTCGTAGTGTCTACGTTGCATTACATCATCTTTCTTTATGCCAAGCCTTCTAAAAGCTAATGAGTGTAGTGTTCTAAAGTATGGTAAATCATCTTCACTAAAATTAAATTTAGACATGGCTCTGTCCCTAGCTTCGTATGCAGCTTTTTGTGTAAAAGAAAAATAACCAATCTTATCGGGATCAGTTTGTTTTAGATACTTATCTACTTCGTTTAATAATGTTGTAGTCTTACCTGTACCAGGTGGACCCAATACAATAGTTTTCAAAATGCATCCTCCTGTTTAAACACTCTTTCTTTTATTTTCATATCTTCTTTTTCAAATTCTTTTAACTTTATAACAGATATTTTTTTCTTGCCTACCGTCATTCTTGCGACCTCACAATTACAATGTTCTGTAAGTAAAAAATTTGTAACATCATACTTCTCTGTCCATTTATGTCTGTGTAAAAATTTATGAAAGAACTCACCAAATATGAAATGATGATAACCACCCTTGTTCCAGACGTTACCCGACTCCATGTCTTCTTTGGTTGCACCTTCTGCAGTTCTACTTGTGCAATAATTTTCTAAATGCTGAGATAGTTGTTCTAATTTAGATGCGCCTGCAGGAGCTTCTACTAATTCTGGGTTAGCCATCAAAGCTGTGACCATGATATCATAGTCTTTTGGTTTTAGTTTAGGTGGATACTTATGTATTTGATCCATGCATGCTCTCACAAATAATCTCTGCTCTTGTAATTGTTCTGATTTTAATTCTACTCTCTCTCCATCTACATTTAATCTGTAGATTGGTGGATCTAATTTAACAATTTGTAAATCACTAAGTTGTGGGAATAGTAATTGTGTGCCAATACCAAACTTTCTTGTCTTGCATAATTGTTTATCACAATGATTACACATAGGTTCCTCTGTGCATTTAAAACCATAGTCTTTATTATCTTTCTTTTTTCTTTCTATAATGTCGTCTGTAAGTGGTGTTGCAAAGTATTTGTGATTAAATGTGCTTAGTTTGTTACGCCACTCTTCTGGCCATTTCTTTTTAGCATACACCATGTATTGAAATAAAACTCTATCTCTACCATCCTCTAACTTTTCTCTTGTTAAAGATTCTAAACAAGGTGGTCCATCATCAAACTCTGATGGTGGTCTTTGTATTTTTAAGTCTTGTAATTCTTTTGGAGAAATCTTAATTATGTTTTGTAAAAAATCTGAAATGGTAACAGCTTTACCTGAACTATCATAGGCATATCTTGTTGTATTTTTGCAATTAAAGTATGGTAAGTTTAAGAAATTTCCTGTATCATCTTGCGATTTTAATTCAATTTGTTTCGGAAATACTTCAGCATTACCAAATCCAAGTATAGCACTTACAGAAATTAGTTTATCTCGCATTAGTTTTGCAGGAACAGTTTCGGTTGTAAATAAAAATATATGTGCACCACCACTTTTTGACCTACATGTTATCAAAGGTAGTTTGTATGTGTTTATCTTTTGAATTATTTCTTTGTGATCAAGAGTGTATTTGTCTACATCTATACAACCCCATCTACATTTGTTGTCTTCGTTAATCGGTATAATACCGAGACTAGGTTCAATACCATTTAAATGATTTTGCCAAAGCTCTTCTGTGACTGGTTCTCTTTTTACAAAGGACTTACCTTTTACTTTAAGTCCATCGGCACCTTTCTTGTCCACATAGGTGCAACCATGTGCTCGCTCTAATCCTGTAAATATCTTTCTAAAATCTTCCATAATGTTTTTTGGGGCCGGATCCAGTCTCCCATCCCCGGC